AATCCCATAGCAGCCCCTTGTCTGCGGCTTCCTGAGCAGGGACGCCCAAGTCCATCAGGCGCTCGGTCACGGCCTTGCCGATGTCACCGGTATGCTCATAGGTCGCCCGGATGTCCTTGACGGATTCCTCGGCCTGTTTCATCGCAGCGACTGCCTGGGGAGTTTCTGCCTCGAACTGGTCAGCCTTCAGTGTGGTGTTGTGCACCATGGCGGCATCCACTTGTTCCTGTGTCGCCTTTCCCTTGAATGCGCCGCGCATGGCCATGGCACCGAAAGCAGCGGGGAGCAAGGTGGAGACAGCCAGACCTACGGGATCGAGCGGATCATGCTGGTCCGCTATCTTCTGGTAGTCGGCTTCTTCAAGGATGTCCTTGATGATGGTTTCCTGAGCGATATATGCCGCTGGGCCCCCAGCAGCCACCAGACCGGCAGTCTTCAGCAGGGACGTTCCGGCCACAGGCAGCAGGACAGATGCACCGGATACCACACCCGTGACAGCCCCTACCTTTTGGCGGGTTGCCGCATCCACACCCTGCTCGGCCAAGTCTTCTGAGGTAGTCATGCCCTCGGACAATCCAAAGGCTGCAGCACCGGGTAGCACGCCCCCAGCGGTCACGGCGAAGGCTGCCTTGGATAGACCCTTGCCCACTCCGAATATCACGTTCTCTGCCAGCCCTGCGGTCAGGGGATCAGGCCGCATCTCGCGGGCCATCTCGTAATGGGGACGGGAGGCTTCAGGTCGGGTATTCAGTGGCTCGAAGTCACCATAATCACGGGTCTCCCCTTCGGCGACTTGCCCGATCATGCTGCCCACATCCACCAGGTTGCCTGCCACTTCCAAGGCAGCACCGGCCAAGGCACGGGGAACCACAGTCCATGCGGAATGCTTGGGCTCAGGGACGGGCTCAGGCAAGGGGGCAGCGTCCATCACCTTGGCGACTTGCTGCGTGCTTTCGTCGTAGGCGTCGAGGATGCTCATCATTGAATCCTGAGAGTGACTAAGGAACCATCCGGCTTCTTCACAGGACGCCCTCCTACCATGACGAAATAGCGATTCTTCCCGGCGATGGCCAGTTGCTGTCCGGGAAGGGAAGTGACGAATCTGTCAGCAGGCATGGCCACGCCACCGGCAATCACCGTATCCGCGCCAACGTCCTTGGCGGTGATGCTCTCCAGCCGCTGGTTGAATTCCCACTCCTTCATCCCTGCGGGTATCGGAACCTTCCGGCCTTGGCGTTCGATGATCTGTCCCGTACCCATGGCCAGCCGGACAGCACGGCCTATGTCCGTACTCGATCCGCCGTTCTCCTTGGCGATGTAGGCAGCGATGTAAAGGGCGGATTCCTTGACATCGTTCTCCATCTCTTGATTGAGGAACACACCCTCGGCATCACTGGTCCGGGATACCTGATTGGCGATGGCACTTGTCCAGCCGGTCAATTTGGCTGAGTCCTTCGCTGCCGTCCCATCCTTGAGCGCCTGAGCGCCTTCGATGATCAGTTCAGAGCTGTACCTTCCTTCGGTCGTTCTATCGCTGCCTGCCTTGAATGCCAAGGCCAGAGGCTTGTCTTTGGCGTCCAGTTGCTGTGCCAGGGCGATGGAGAACTTCGGGCCCATCTTGTCGGACAGCAGGGCTATCGAGTCCGCCTTCTGTTTCGGCGGCAGGGCGTTGAGTTGATCCCTCAGATTGCTGGCTTCCAAGGCGTCCAGAGGGGAGATTGGCTTCCCAGCCTTGGCCGTGGCTATCTCTGCCTGCTGCAGCCGCTGTCCGATGGTTTCCGCCAGTGCGTTGGGCGTCGAGGTATCCACCGGAGCAATCGAGTCGAAAGCGCCGTATTGCAATGCAGCGCGGATGCCATCGTTCTTGTAGGCCTGTTCCGATGCTGTCAGTACCTTGGCGATCTGGTCGCGCCGCCTGTCCAGCGCCGGTGAGTGCCCATTCTTGTTGATGAGCGCATCCACTTGATCCAGCAATTTTTGCTGGTCTTGCAGGGACTGCTGGGCAATGCCACCGGTTTCCTTGGATTGCTTGACCAGTGCCTGGATGCCCTTCTCATAAGGCGTGCCTCGGGTCACATTCAGGGCCTGATCCAGGTATTCAGGATCAATCCGCCCGCCCTTGTCGTCAAGGCTTTGCAGCGTGTTGTAAGTGACCTCGGCCTCCCGCATCCTGCGCTCTTCTGCGACACGGGCCCGGTTCTCCAGCGTGTCCATGCGTGTCTGAATCTTCAGGGTCAGGACGTTCTTGCGCTCTTCATCCAGCTCTTCATCCAAGTCCGGGTCGCCCGTGACCTGCTTCTCGATGGCGCTCAGGGCTTTGTAGTTGTCCGATGCCGCAATGAAGCGCGTGGTGTATTCGTTGGTCAGTTGCTTCTGTACGCCACCCTCGACCTTGGGGGCCAACTTGTCCAGCGTCTGCTGATCCATCTGGTCCCGGTGCTTGTCAAACCATTCCTGTGCAAAGACGTAGTTCTTGTTCGCCAGCGCCTGGTCGATCACGCCTTCGTGCAGATTGCCCAGTTGCTCGGAAAGGACTGCCTGCTTTATCTCTGGCGTCCATCCTTGAGTCTTGGCCCGCTGATTGACCAGTGCCTCCATGCGGGTCATGGAGATGGCCACAGAGTCCGGTTCGTTCCAGTGGGCAGAGACATTGGCGGCTTCGGTATGGGCTGCCGAGTCGAATACCTGCTTTTCGTACACGTCCCCTTCGCGCACTACATGGCGCAGCAGGTCATCCCGGAATTGCAGGCTGGCCATGTCGGCACGTTGGCGGAACAATTCTTTCTGCCTCCTGCTTCTCGTACACGTCCCCTTCGCGCACTACATGGCGCAGCAGGTCATCCCGGCATTGCAGGCTGGCCCTGTCCGCTCGTTGGCGGAACAGTTCCTTCTGCCTCGGGGTCGCCAAGGTCTGGGAGATTTCATCAGCCACATCGGTAAATTGCTGGCTGTAGTCCTGCATCAAGGGCTTGGTGACAGCATCGGCACCCTTGGCATGGACGAACCCCTTCTCGCCCATGGTGAGGTCTTGCTGGCGCTGGCGTAGCTGATTGAATGCGTCCTCTGCCCGCATGTTGTCCGCGCGGTCGATCTGTTGCTGGGCTATCTGGCCGATCTGGTGCCCAAGGTTGGCCATGGCTTCCCCAGGCGCAGCAGCAGCCGATGGGGATTCCGTCTGATACCGTGCCACCCCAAGGGATGGCTGTAGGCTGGGACGGGCTTGCTGGGTCAGGTCAGGCAGCTTCATCGGATGATCCTCGGGGTCGCCGTCCGGACAGGTGCAGGTTGTTGGGTGCCGTACTTCTCATACAGGCTATTGCCGCCTTGCAACAGGTCGCCAAAGGCACGGAAGTTGTAGGACTTCTGCACGTCCCGGCCAGTCTCGGCAGCCGCCCTCCCGCTGGCTTGTGTGGCATCGGCTTGGGTCAGGAGTTGCCTCGATTCATCTTCGCCCTTGTAGAGCGCGACAGCAGAGCGGTAGGCAGTCTCCCCGGCGTTGTTGGCCAGCAGATGAATGGCAGTCGGGTCAGTCACCGATCCACCAGAAGCGGCAAGCAGGGCCATGGCGCGGGATTGAACCAGCGTCCCTTGCCGTCTTTCCTCGTAGGCATCCCGTTGAGCAGCAGCAAGGGCTTGGCCTGCATTGACGCGCATTTGGGCAGCAGCGTTGTTGGCTTCGGCCTGCTGTTGCAAGCCTGCGGCTTTTGCGCTCTCCCCGGCTTTAAGATTTCCGACAATGGAGAGGACGGATGCCCCGATACTTATCGGATCGAATGACATTGCCAGATCCTTCCAAAGACGTTTTCAAAGCCGAGATGTTTCAGCAGGGTCTCGGAACCGCATATCTCCGGGTCCGCTTCTGCGATGATCGGCATGTCGGGCAGTTGGCCCATCAAGTCCTTCAGGGTGCGTATGGTCTGGATAAGCGCCCGCTTGTCTGCTTTCAGCCGATCCGTGATGAACGAGAACATGACCCAGCGAGTCGAATCGGGATAGACGCCTCCGATCCCCATCACTTCCCCATCGTCGGCCAGCACCGTGACAGCGCGGGAAGTCCGGGCCGGCCCCTTGCCAGACAGGGCGATGAAGTCTTCAGCGAGTGCGGTGCGGATCTTCATACTTCCACCGTCAGGGTTGCGGCCAGCACCGTCACGGGACGGGGCGCATAGGCCTTGAGGCAGAGCCGGTGATCAACTTCCCATGATCCGGGGAAGATGATGCGGTTCTGGTCGTACTCGGTATAAACCGTGTTCGCGCTGATCGTGGTGCCATTGACGATGCTGGGCATTTCCGTGAGTTCGGTTTCGGTCAGGCTGCGGCCAAATCTCATGCCCTTGTTGTGCACGTTCGCCAAGATCAAGCCGATCTTGCGGACTGCCTTGGCTTGAGACAATGCCGTACCTGCCGGAGTCTGAAGTTCGAGGAGCTTTCCAGACTCGAAACTTGCGCTGTAGGGCAAGCCGACTACGTAGTTGGATACCGCACTGCTCAGGGTTGCCACGCCGCTGCCATTCAGGGTGTAGGTCTGGGTCCGGGTGGAACTGGTCCCCACGTCCGCCCCATCCGCCCAGATGCAGACGTTCTCATTGGCCAGATGCGCGGCAGTCACGGTCGTGGTCGGCGCTCCGGTGTAGGTCACGTATGAATCCGCCTGCAGGTTCAGCGTACCGCCGACACATTCAGACTCCATGGCCCAGCGTTCGAGGTAGCGCACCGTGCCGCTGTTGATGGTCCGCTTGACCACGTAGTACACAATGTCTTCTTCGTCGCCATCATCGCCCGGCAGGATGGCCACATGCTGCTGTTGATGGTTCGCTTGACCACGTAATAGACGATATCCTCTTCGTCGCCATCATCGCCTGGCAGGATGGCCACATCCTCAATATCTCCGTCAGTCTCAACCTCAACCCAGCAAGTCACTTGCTCGTTGGCATCGAAGATCAGCAGGGCCACCGTGCCATCAGAGCGGACACAGTGAATGCGGGTATCGGGTTGGCGCTGTACGGCCATGCGGACGATGCCGGGCTGTCCAATCTCTGGCACGATATTGACCAGGCTCTGGGCCTTGTAGTCGATCATCACGCCATTGGTAGAGGTATCGGCAGCCACGGTAAAGACCCGTGTTCCCCCGCGTTGCACAAAAACGCCCTGGGCATCCACAGAGACCGCGCGAACCGGTGCGGAACCTTGGGTACTGGCGCGTTTGGGATTGAAGTTGGTCGGGGTGAGGGGCTCATCCAGTGAGCTTGACCGGCAGGAATACTCTGCGCCTTCTCCCCCCAGTACCAGTCTTTGCAGTGGGAGTATCCAGTTGATGGTATCGACCTGAGAACCGCCGACCGTGCGATTGATGCAGGCCGAGTCACCCGTGGTATCCACGTCGTCAAAGGACGTGTAAGCATCGGAGACTGAGCCGACAATGGCATCCCTGCCTGCAAACCAGAGTCTGCCTTCATACAGGGCCACAGAGGTGGGCCAGCCACGGTAATCCGACCATTGGCCTTCTTCCCATGTGTCCGTGGCGGTGATGGCCCCCATGCTGCTCAGGACTTCCATGGTCACGACTGTGGTAGAAGTGAAGCCCGTTACCCGGCAGATGCCACGAATGGAGCCGGTGGGGTACTTCAACTGCATGATCGGGTTGCCTGCGGCATATACCGAACACTTCAGCCGGTAGTACACGATCTGGTTGTCCAGGCCATCGGTATAGGATTCGGTGGTGTCAGCAGTCCATGACTTGCCCGACACATCCGTCCAGACTGCATCATCAAAGGACCGCTGCAGGATGACGGTATCGCCCGTACCCGACAGGGAAGACAAGACGATGGTGAAGGCCCGGTTTGTGGTGATCGAGGTCACGCGGATGGAGTCCGTGACATCGTTGGCAGCGCCCACGGTCTTATCCACGTTCTGCCCATTTGAGGTCAGGGCGAACAGGGCGCCCACATGAGTGGAATGGAAGAACGGGATCGAACAGGTCAGCGTGCCATTGCCATTCAGGACGCTGGGCGTCATGGTGGTGGTCGATGTGTTCTGCACCCGGAAAGGTCCGTCATCGGACTGGAACAGGACGACAGACCAGCTTGTGGTGCTGCGCCGCTCGATCCTGCGTTGCTGGTAGCCATCACAGGCCACGAACACAATGTCAGCCGACTGATCGAAGCGAACATAATCCAAGGCTGAGGCAGGCCAGGGGGTGGGCAGTTCCATCACGCCAGCAGCTTCGACCGTGCAGGAGTCGATCAAGGCATCCCGCTCCAGATTGCTTTGAAAGCGTATCCAGAAGTTCCCTGTCGGCGTGAAGGCAAGGGAATGGGTGCCGGTCAGCAGGGTCTCGGTCATGTAGTCCCCGAGGCCTGAAGCTGTCCCGATCTTGAGAACCACAGGGCCGCGAGTAATCACGATACGGAGGGCATGTTCCTTGTTCACATCCCCACCCCCTACCGTGACCTGTTGATCCCGGATGGCGTAGTTCGTCCCGGTCCCGATTAGTTCGAGGTAGCCACCGGCTGCCCAGCGTGAGGTTGCTCCGGATTCATCGCTGTCCGTCCAGCCCGTCACGTAGTTGTAGGCAAAGACGGTATGCACCCCAGATCCTGCCGTGGTGGTGTTGATCGAAGCACCCCCAGAGGTCAGGGATACTTCAAAGGTATTGGCCCCGGTATTGACATTCCGGACGTAGTAGGTCGTTCCAGCTACCAGGGGATTGGGGAGTGCGCCGGTGGTGGTGAATGTCACCGGGTCATCGTTGGCAAAGGCATCGGTAGTGGCATAGGTCACTACACCGGGCGAGGCATTGGAGATGGTGACCGTATCCGAGTATTGGCTGAAAGTGCCATTTGTCACGGTTGTGGTAACCGATACACGGGTCACCAAGGCATCCGAGTTCCATACCCTCAGTACAGAGTCCGTCAGCTCGAGCAAAGCCTTCTGGCTGGTGGAGAACACGAATTCCAGCATCTTGGCTGCAGCATTGGATTTGGTTGCCCCCTTGTAGCCGAGACCTGGGCGGAGGGACATGGAACCCAGCCCCTTGTAGCCCAGACCGGGACGGAGGGACATGGAGCCAAGTACACGGGGAATCCAGTTCGTCTGGGTTGTGGCGGACATGGCAATGCGCTTGATGTCCTGCCGTGCTACCCCCTTGGGGGAGACAAGCCCCCGATTGAACGCTATGAGGGGTAGCGTGGTTTTGCCCATGGCTACCCGATCAAGCTATTGGGATTGCCTCCATCCCAGCGGTTGCTACGCCCCCGGGTACGTCGCGCACGGTTCCACCAGTTCATGGCAGCAAAGCGTGTGGGTTCGGAGATGGCATCCCGGTTGCGGGCATCCAGCAAAGCCTTGTCCAAGGCTCCCCGGTGCGCCCCTGCGCCCAGCAGGTCATTGTGGCGCGATTCGTCAGCAGAGACTTGCAGGATGATCCGGGAAGCGAAATAGCACTTCACGTAGTAGGTGAAGGCCGGTGGCCACAGGCTCAGGTTGCCGCCATAGTCCGCATCGTTCGAGACAAACTTCACGTAGATGGAATCCAGGTCGGCATACAGGATGCCGGATTCATCGGTGTAGTTCAGCAGGGGTGTGCGGAAGTATTCATCCGAACAGACTGCCGATGTCAGCAGCCAGTCCGTGGATTTGGGGAAACCATGACGTAGGCCGAAGTCCGGCTGAATGGATGCGTCATAGTCGATCTGCTGAGTCCGGATGGCAAAGCGCCATTGGCCTTCTGACAAGCAATGATCCACGCCGCCGTCATTCCAGACATCATCGAGAAGATAGCGGGCTTCTTCATCGACAGTCAGGGATGCAATCGAACGGACGCCACAGATCAGCAGCGCCCCGTTGTAGATTTTCAGGCGGTCAGTGGCCATTACTCAGACTTGAGCCGGTTGATCAGCCATTGGTGGGCACCCACCTTGGTCTGCTCACCTTCATGCACCATGGCATTGTCGGAGTTGCGGATCACGCAGAACTTGCGGGCCGGCCCCTTCCATTCGATCTTGTATTCATCGCGGGCTGCCTGGCTGAGTGAGACATCGCTGGTAGTCAGGTCATACTTGGCCAGCAGGGCAAGGCGTGCCCAGCGGCGGGAGGTATCCAGCACCAGATACTCGGCATACCAGCTACCGTCATCGGCGCGGCCTTCGATCTTGTCCCACGGCTTGAGCTTCTCGGCTACATGGGACCAGTATTCTGGTTCGAGCAGGTCTTCAGGCTGCGTCTGTTCGTGCGCTGTCACCACGTAGGTGGTGCGCTCAAACTCGCATTCCTTCATACGGCCCGGGTTGAGTTCCTGCACTTTGCGGGCAGTTTCAGCCTTGGCAGGGGTCTCGGTCTTGATTGCTTCCGTCATGGTTCTCTCCTCTGAAAAGCAAGTCCGGGGAGCCGAAGCCCCCCGGGGAATCAACCTTAGTTGAAGGTCGAGGTCATGGTGCCGCCCGTGGAGAGGGCAGCGCCTGCGGTGGTCACGGCACCCAGCACGCCAACATAGGCGATTTGGGTAGTCGAACCAGCCGACGAGGCTTGAGCACCAAGCACGATGTCGCCCTGCTTCATCCCGATGTAGAACGCCTCGGTGAAGAAGCTGGCCGCGGTCATGTCAGTGGTCAGGTTGGTGGAGCTGTAAAGCCAAACATTGCCGCCTGCCCCAACGGTCGCGCTGCTACCAGCAGTGAGGCGACCGCCAAGGGACGAGGCAATCAGGTTGGGCGGGTTGGCAACCGAAGAGGCTGCAGTGGTTCCGGAGTACGCCATGATGTTTCTCCTTGATTAACCGTACACGGTGCCGTCAGTTGTGAAAACGACCACGCCGCTGTTTTGCAGCAACTTGGCCCCCATGTAGCAGCTTGCACGTGCCCAGGAGTAATCCTGTTCCTCGTTGTAGCCCACCGGAGTGGTCAGGCCGCCACGGTCGGCTGCTTGGCCGATGGCTGACTTGTGATAGAGGAAGGACTTCTCTGATGCGGTAGCCTTGCCCGGAAGATTGGGATGCTCCACGATCAGGGCATTGCGCCAGCGGTACACCATCGGCATATCACGCCAGCTCGGGTTGTTGCTCCCGGCATACGGCTTGATATCCACGATCTGGGCATTGACGAATTCCGGCGCTTGCTCAAGGAAAGCGAGGAAAGACGGCTGGCACAGGAAGGTGATGTTGCTGTCCCATGGCACAGAGGCGTTCGAGAGCTTGACCCGACCGTTCTGGAACAGGCTGACAGTCGGGGTCGCGGAAGCAGCGCCCACGGCCACGGTGCCGGTATTCAGTTCGGTGATGATCTGGCTGTCGATCTTGCGGTTCAAGACGCCCATCGAGGTCATCTGCATGATCTGGCGCTGGTTGCCTTGGGAAGCGAAGACGTTGAAGCCCGTCTTGCGAACCAGGTCATGCCATTCCGTCAGGGTGCAGGAGTTCTGGGTGTTGTTGTCCGCGCGTGCCGGGATCAGGCCATTCACGCCACGGCTGACTGCCGATGCGCTGCCTGAGTCTGCAACGAGGAATACAGCGGTGTTGCCCTTGATGACAGCTTCGGTGGTTACTGTCTCAAGCAGCAGGGACTTGTGCTGCTCGAAGCCGGCAATGAACTCTTGCCGGTATTGCGTCTGGAAGGCGGTATCTGC